GAATAAATAATCGAGTGCATGACTACGATGCAGGCCTCTCGCTCGAGTGCCTTCATGGCTTGATACATACGAATATTGTATATTTTAAGTTCATCCATTGGTTTAATTTCGCGTATACGTGCAACAGCTTGTGTCTCGGTCCACCACTTTTGTACTTTGATGTAGTTACCGAACCCGCTTCCAACTGTGTCTATGGCCTTTACTAAGCCAGTTTGATTTGAAATTTTGTTTAAAGACATTGCAGTTTGAAATAACTGTTCCGTTTGAAAGTGGAAAATTGAGACACGCGACCATGTCGTCACGCCCATTTTCTCCAACTCCCGCTTGTAATTATCGCGAAATACGCTACCTAGACCACGAATATCGTCCGATGCGGTCTTGTCTATTAATGCTTGTTCTTGCACTTGCTTGAGTTCATTGTCCGTCAATGTATACGATAAGAATTGCTTCTGGTATATTTTAAACGAATCTGATTCGATGTTAGTGAACTTAATTTTAGGATGCTCGACATGCGGCCATGCCTGCGATGGAACCCATCCTTCGAATTTTAGCATACCAAGTCCTCCTAGACTAGAAGGTACCTGTAGCCACCGGATCGACTGCTTCCTAATCCGTGCCCAATCTTGGCAGACTACTCTGCGCAGTGGATCAAGTTTTCGGTTGAGTCGTCGCTCGAGTGTGTCAATCGTCGATAATTGTGCACGAATTACACCCTCAGGATCCCAAGGTTCACTGCCCCATGGCTTACGCTGCATGAGGCCGGGTATTGCACGGTTGGGATAACCAAAGTTCTTTTCCCTACCATACCATACACGTAAAAATTCTGATTCTTCATAATGAATACCATACTTAGAGTCATTACCAACAGCATTCTCGCCGGCGTAGCATAAACGCATCGCCAATACTGTCCAGTACGTGCTTCCATAAAGTGCTGAGTCATCACCCCGAAGCCATGATTTCAATTCCGAGCTTAGGCCGACCGATCGTAGCCATTCTTTGCCAATGTCAGTCATCACACCGTTCCAGTAATTGCCTAACAATGAGGTGAGTCGAATACCTGACTCAACACCTCCTTCAATATCATACTGTGACATGATACCTCCTTGCTGCGCAACAATTACTGCGTGTGAAAAACTGACAATAGTTAGATCCAATACGTATCGCCAGATAGCCAACTGATCAGCTGGCACGTTACTTATTCCTCGTTCCAAATAAGCTCGTGCAAGCGTCTCGATTTCAAAGGTCTGCGGCTGGTGGTCAAATGCGGCGAAATCAAATGGTAATGTGTATCCATCCTTTCCTGCTGCTCGCATCTCCTCCATTCGTGCAGTCTGTTCTCCAATTCTCTCGTCTAACGTGTTACCTGGCCACTGTAAATACACCTCACCTGTCAAATAGTTAAGCCAAGATTGAGAAAAGTATGTCCAGATATCCCCTGTGACTGCTATTCTCATCTTTCCGAGTTCGGGTTTGATAAACGATTTGTTCACCTGTTTTCCGAGATGAGCCATTGTTTCGTCGGCCAGGTACTTTGCTGTCGTTATGTCCAACAGAAAGTTCTTCCTTGCTTTGAACTTGTCTCTCTCACCCTCAAACTCCCACTCAACCTTTCCGTAAGTCGATGCCCCGCCAGTAGTGGCTAAATCACTTGCTATGAATTCTTCAAGTGTTAGATAGTCAACCACTTTGGGTATACTTGTGCCTTGTACGCGCGCCGCTGCTTCTGTGAAAACTCTGCGCCAATCCTGACCCACAAATCCGTGTGGCTCGCCGCCTTCCGCCAGTTTCTTTGATTCTGCAAAGAAATCAAAGTCACCGAACGGTGGGTTCCTATACCCAGAAATCCCTCCTGCTTCGCAATAACGAAGTCGCATCTCCATCGATGCAGGTGTTTTCTTGAGTCTGTCACTCACCCATTTGGTGGTGAGTTGCCAATCGTCCAAACTGTTAAGACAGCGGAGTCGTGCCCAAAATGAGAGCCACTTTGTAAATATCCACTCTGCAAGCATCATATTGCATACAGTTATGTAGTCTAAGTTAACTAGCTTGGGGATCCAGTACGCCCATTCCGACATACGGCCTGTCTGTTCGTACAGGTGCCAAATGGTGTTTGCTCGAGCGCGTCTGATTCCTAGATCATTCTTTGTTCTTGCTGGGAATAAGAGCAAGAATTCGTCATCCGTGAACTTACCGGTGACGATTTGCTGTAGTAGTTTTTTGTCCACTTCTGGACGCAGAGGAGGCTGCTTAGTTTTTGGAGCTTCCCGCATCAAACTTTTCTCGTCAGACGACTCTAGACGTCTCGGCGGTAAAAGCGATGTCTTTGTGCTCAACCACGCACTGTCGTACTCGTCGGGTTCCAAACACATGTTTGCACAAGCGATCAACCCAGCCAGATCCTCCGGCGACCACTCAGGATCACCATAGTCTGAAAGCGACTTAGCCCACGCGTCAAGTGACGGCCCATACTCTGCCG